AAAGAACAAGGCTGAAGGCTATGCGCTTTATAGGGCCAAGACTGCCGACAACGCAGCAAACCTTCCTGCCGATTACATCAAGAACTTACAGAATAGCTATTCATCAAGCCTATTAGCCGCATATCTAGATGGCGAGTTTGTCAATTTGACGGCTGGTAGCGTCTACCCAGAGTTTGACCGCAAGCTAAATTATACCCTTGAGCGCATACAGCCAAGAGAGCCTTTGCACATTGGCCTCGACTTTAACGTAAATAATATGAGCGCGATTGTTTGCGTTATCCGCAATAACAATCCACTTGCCCTTGATGAGCTAACGGGCGTTAGAGACACGCCAACGATGATTAGGGCGCTGCTGGAGCGTTACCAAGGCCATCAGATAACAGTTTACCCAGATGCGTCAGGCGGGGCCACCAAGAGCGTTAATGCCAGTTTATCGGATATAACCTTGCTGCGCTCTGCTAACTTCACAGTGCTTGCTCCGAATAAGAACCCAGCCGTTAAGGATAGGGTGATTGCGCTGAACCAAATTATCCACAATCAAGGCGTGCGTCGATTGCTGGTAAACCCTGACAGATGCCCCAACCTAATCGAAGGATTAGAGCGGCAAGCCTACAATAAATCAGGCGAACCAGATAAAACTGCGGGCTTTGACCACTTGAATGATGCTATCGGCTATTTTATTGCGTATAAATATGCTATCGGTAGAGGAATGGTTTCCTTCGCTCAAATATCTGGGGTGTAAATGTCTGTCTCCAACACGAACACCGAATATGACGCTAGCCGCTTTAGATGGAAGCGTTGCCGCGATGTAATAGCTGGCCGCGATGCTTTAATTCAGAATTATGTTAGCAATACGCGCTATTCTGGTAGCCTTTACAATCCGTCATTCGATACTAACAATTATCTGCCAAGGCTTACAGGCCAGACGGATATTGAATATATCACCTATCAGGAACGGGCCGCTTTCTTCAATGCAAGCGCACGAACCTTAGATGCTTTCACGGGAATGATATTCTCGAAAGACCCAGTTTATAAGCTGCCAACTGCCATTGAAGCCTATGCTAATGACATAACGCTTGGCGGCGATAACTTGCGGGAGTTTTCGGAACAGGTTGTTGAGCAACAAATTGCCGTAGGTCGCGTTGGCATCATGGTTGATTATCCAGCCAATGCGCCAACAAACATCACGATTGCCGCTGCGGAAGTTTTGAACATCCGACCATTCTTGCGTTGGTATTCGGCTGAAAGCATTATCAACTGGCGCACTAGCTACACCAACGGCGCACAAGTGCTGACAATGGTTGTGCTAAAAGAAACCATAGATGTTCAAGAGGATGAATTCACATCCAATGAAATCGTGCAGTATCGCGTGCTTGACCTTACGGAACAGGGCTATCGCGTTCGCGTAATGGATGAAAGCAATGCGCTAAAAAGCGAAGTGTATCCGATACAGAACGGTGGGCCTTTGTCGTATATTCCGTTCGTTATTCTTGGTGCTAACAGCGCGACAGCTACAGTGCAGAAGCCACCATTGCTTGACCTAGTGGACACAAACCTTGCTCACTATCGCAATAGCGCGGATTATGAGCATGGCTTGCATTTTACAGGCTTACCAACTCCGTATGTAGCTGGCGTTCAATTACCAGAGGGTTCAACGCTATCTGTCGGTTCAATGACCGCATGGATATTTCCAGACCCTTCCGCTAACGCTGGCTACCTTGAATTTAAGGGCGATGGCCTACAAACGTTGCGCGAAGCGTTAAAGGACAAAGAGCAACGCATGGCTATTCTTGGTGCGCGTATGCTTGCCGAAGATAAACGCTCATCTGAAGCATTTGGCACGGTTGAATTAAAGTCTGCTGGTGAACGCTCTATCCTTGCGTCAATTAGCCGCTCTGCATCTGATGCTATTGAGCGTTGCCTTAATTGGATGGCTGAATGGGTAGGCGCACCACAGGATGCAGTGTTTAATCTTAACACGGACTTTGGCGCTGCACGGATGCAACCGCAAATGGTCACTGCCCTTTTGAGCGCATACCAAGGCGAGGCCATGCCGCTTTCAGTATTGTTCGATAACCTCCAGCGCGGCGAGCTTATTCCACCTACTATGGAATTCGAAGAATATGAGGCGCAGTTGGATGACAGCGGCCCTAGCTTTGACCAATCAATGCCTGATGAACCCGAAACTGCTAAGCCAGATGACGGTTTGCTAAATAGCATTCGCACTCGCTTGGGCTTGTAAGCATGGCTGTTAGCGAGGAAATCATTGCCTCGCTGGTTGAGGCTGTTGCTGCGTTAAATCAGCGCACGAATGATGCTGCTTCACGCACGATGATAGCAGGGCCGCAAGGTGAGGCTGGCCCAAAAGGTGAGCGAGGCGACGATGCAGCTCCTGTTACTGACGAACAAATCAAAGCTGCTGCTGTCGCTTGGTTGCAAGATAATATCACCCAGCCAAAAGACGGCATTGACGGTAAAGACGGACAACAAGGCCCAGAAGGTCGCCCACCAACGGATGAGGAGATACAACTTGCCGTCAATATCTGGTTTGAAATTAACCGTGCTTCGTTGCTTGGCCCCGCTGGAAGCAATGGCAGCGATGGTAGTAATGGTAGTGACGGGCGCGATGGTGCTGATGGCAGGGTTGGCGCTAATGGTGCTGCTGGCCCCGCTGGTGTTGGCATCGCATTGGTGGAACAGCGCGATGAAACGTCTTTTTTCATAACGCTGACAGACGGGCAAGAGTTTGAAATTGAATTGCCTGTAGCCAAGGTTAGAAATGTTGGTTCTTTTGGCGGCGGCACTACCCAGCCTATTTATCTATCTGCCGTTGACTTACAAACGCAAACAGGCGTGGCAAACATTGCAACGCCAATGGAATTTGACACCATTGTAGAAAACTACGGCATAACGATTGAAGATAATGTGCGCGTAGTGTTTAGCGAAAGCGGATTGTATAACATCCAGTTTAGCGCACAGTTGCATAATACTGGAAGCCAAGAACATGATATAAGTATCTGGCTTGCACGCGATGGTGTAGCGGAACCTGATAGTTGCACAGATATTACGGTTCCTCCTAGACACGGCTCGTCTGAAGGCGCTGCTGTCGCTGCATGGAACTTTTTCTACCGCGCCAATATTAACGAATATTTCCGCATCTTATGGTCAACGCCTCATGCTGATGTATATATCGCTGGCATTCCTGCTCGCGTAGCGCCAGTGCGTCCAGTAACGCCATCTATTATTCTAACAGTTAATAAAGTTGCGCCTTGACCGTATCCGACCAACTTCATGACCTAATTATCATTCGGCAACTGCTTTTGCAGCGCATTATTGGTGGGCAAGATGCTGCGATAAACAAGCAATTAGATGCTATAGCCGCTGAAATAGAAAAGGCATTAAGGGGCGATGACCTTTCCACATATAAGGGCAAGAGATTAGCTAAGGCGATTGAAGAACTAAAGGCGATTATGTCGCTGCCAGTGCCTGACCTTTCTAAGTTGGCTGCTGCTGAAGCATCGTTCCTGCAAAGCGCATTCGTATCTATCGGGATAGACACAGTGATACCGCCAGCATCTGTTGTGGATGCAATCGCTAAGTCATCACTTATACAAGGCGCAACAATTCGGGAATGGTTTAGCCGATTAAACCAATCCGCAAGGTTCGACATTGAACGCGCTATTAAGAATGGCGTAACGCTTGGACAGACCAACAGAGAAATAGCCAAAGCGATTGTCGGCAATGGTTCTGACAAAGGCCCACAGGCGCTTGCAAAGGCAAGACGCGATGCAATGGCTATCACCCGCACTGGCGTGCAAACTATTGCGAATGAGGCTCGCATGGCTGGGCTGATGGAAAACCAAGACATTATCAAGGCCGTGCAATGGGTTTCGACACTGGATAGCCGCACAAGCGAAATATGTATTGCCCGTTCTGGTAAAGTGTGGACATTTCCTAAATTCAAGCCAATAGGCCATACAATACCTTGGAATGGTGGCCCTCCTGCTCATTGGGCGTGCAGGTCAAGTTTTGTGCCAATCACAAAGTCATTTGCCGAAATAAGGCGGGAAGCTGCGGGAAAAGAAATAGCGCAAACAACTCGCGCCAGCATGAACGGGCAAGTTGCCGCTGATTTGTCCTTTGACCAGTTTCTAAAGAACAAACCAACTTTATTCGCAGATAAAATGCTAGGCAAAGGTAGGGCCGAATTATGGCGTTCTGGGAAAATAACATTGTCGCAATTATTAGACCAGCGGGGAAATCCGCTTACGCTGGGGGAATTATTGCGCCTATAGCATTATTGTGCTTAGCATGATAATAAAAGAATTATGCCAAGGCTGTGCCGAAGCATCAACCGCCCTAGTGGGGCAACATTAGTCCAGAGGACACAACTATGAGTGAAGAACGGATAGCAGAGTTAGAACTAGCGATGGAAGCACTGAGTGCCAAGAACCGCGAACTTTTAGGGGAAGTCAAAGTTGCCAAGGCGAGAGCTAAAGGCGCAGAGATAGACCCAAACGATTTTGTTGCGCTTCAGACTGAAAATGAAACGCTTAAATTGCAACTCGATAAATCGACCAAGGATAGCACAAAAACGATTGAAACATTGCAGACCAGCCTGACAGAAAAAGACGGTGCACTGCAATCTTACTTAATCGACAATGGGCTAAACGATGCGATGCTTAAAGCTGGTATCAAGACTGAATTCATGGCCGCTGCAAAAGCCATGTTAAAGTCTCAAACCAAGTTGATGGCGGAGAATGGTCAGTATTCTGCACTTATGGGTGACAAACCGCTGAATGACGCAATTGCTGAATGGGCCGCTGGCGATGAAGGTAAGCACTTTGTTTCTGCACCCGCTAACTCTGGTGGTGGAGCCACTGGCGGAACAGGCAATGGCACTTTTGTAGCACCCAAGGGCAACCTTGGAGGTGACAGGACGCAGCGGACAAACGCAATTAAACAAATGTTCCCTGACCTTCAATAAGGATTTTTAGTTATGTCACTTTCGCAAATGAAAGTATTCAATGAATACATAATGCCAGCCACCATTGAGACGCTGGCTCAAATGGTTGACAAGTTTAACGCAGCATCAAATGGCGCAATCCGTTTGACCACAACTGGCTTTG